TAACCCAACCAACCTTATCGCCGACCGTGATACGTACCATCGAGTCAGGCTCGGTGTCAATTTGTGTCTCCGGCAGCTTGATTGAGTCCCGTGTACAAGCTGTGGTAGGGGTGCTTAGGGTCGTCTCTGCCATCGTCCATGTACATACGTTCCAGCCTATTCTGCCGTTCTCGTTGTTCTTGTACTTGCTCCCTAGTGGTCATAAAATACTCTTTCCCATATCTACTATAGCCAATAAAAAACCCCGTGCCATAGGAACACGGGGCTCTATTAAGTGCTAGGCAGCTTCCTTGAATGGGTTACCGCCAGCAATCAGCCTGGTGATGTCAAAACCAGCCTTTAATGCTGCGTCCCACGCCTTATCCAGCACCGCTTGGCTGGACTTACGAGGCACAGGCCGTAGCGTGTACTCCGTGTTCAGTCCTGAGCCTTCCTTGCTCAAAACAAAGTCCCATTCCATCAGATTTTCGTATTCTGGCATTTGGGACAGGCTGTCGAACTCCTTAATGATCGACTTCTGGGTGATGCTCAGAACCTGAATGGTCCTTGTGTCGTGGCTGTAGCAGGGCACAGCAATCGCGAACTTGACAGCCTCCGGTCCAGTGCCTTCACGGTTCATCCGGCGTGAATAGCCCGGCCCCATTTCTTGCTCAACATCAGCAGGTGATGGATCGTCAAGAAACCTGAATGGCCTGACACTGCCGTCTGTAGCTTCGCCCCAGCACTCATAAAATTCCAGTGGCTCTTCGGCCAGCAACGCAAAACGAACCTGGCTGCCTGCTTGGATCTTGCTGGGGTTCAAATAACCCCCGCCTGCGCCGCCTGCAACGGCCTCTTTGTTCTTTAGGAAACCCATTTGATGGCTTTAGCTGTGGGCTAGAACTGCCCGGTGCTTGGCAATAGTAGCACACTGACGAGGGTGGACAGCTTCGCTACAATGAAAAACGCCCCAGAGTTGGTAAGACTCTAGGGCGCATGTCCATGTCTCCCTGTATGAGTTTAGCAAATGAATCTGCTGTCGTTTGTTCGGTCTTTGCCGAACCATTGGGCAACAGCGCCTATCTACAAAAAAGGCGTTCCACTGCCGAAAGGCGGTGAAGCCTGCGGCAAGAATCCCCTCGGTAGGGCTCACCACGACAAGATGAGCCCCGAAGCCACGGCAATGGTCATCGAGCGTGAGCCCGAAAAGTTCCAGGCTGTCGGTGTTTTCACAGGACCACGCTCTGAAGGGCTGGTGATCCTCGACGTTGATGCCAACCTCGGCGCTGTTGAGGCCAAGTGGGGCGAAGACCTAGATGGCGCTCCACGCATTACATCGCCCAAGAAAGCGGCTGCAAAATTTCTGTTCACCGTTCCGCAGGAACTTTGGACTGGGGTATCGGACATCAGCCTCGCTGCTAGCGGTGAAGGTTGGGAAGTTCTGTGGGGCCGTCAAGGGCTTCTAAACGGTGCCTACCCCGCTGGTGGTACATACACCTTTGAAGGCGACCTAGACGCCGTTCCAGAGGCTCCTGGGTGGCTCTTAGAGCGTATGAAGCAGTCGTTCAAGGCTAAGAACGACAAAAAGGTTGGTAGGTCCCTCCGTGATGGCCGCTGGTCAATGCGTTCCACCGAAGAACGGATTGCCATTGCTCAGTCCTGTCTGTCTGTCATCCAGCCACAAGGCAGGGGCTCTGAGCAGCTGTGGTGGCAGATCGGTGCGATGCTCCAGTCCGACCTGCCTGGTGATGAAGGTCTCAACCTGTGGCGTGAATGGTCGCTCCAGGATTCTGAATACGAAGATGACTGGGCTGATGGCAAAGATCCTTGCCTAAATCGCTGGGAAAATGGCTTTAAGTCCCAGGGTGGTCTGGGCTTTGGAAGCCTTATCCGGCTAGCTGATCATTACGACCCAGAACGGGCAAGGTTCACCCGTGATGGCTGCGGCTCAGTTGTTGATGAAGTTGAGGCCAAGCCTGTTTTCTTTCAGCGTGTTTCGCTGTCCTTTGAGGAAGTGATTGAAAAGGCTCGGTCCTATCTGGAGCTGGATAACCCCGCTGAAATGAACTTCAAGCTCAACAGCTTGGCCCTGGATGCTGGTTACCGCGACCAATTTGCACTCGAAAAACTAATCGTTGACCAGATTCAGTTTGAAGGCGCTAAGGGGTTAATGGATGTGGCTGCGCTCCAAGACGTAGAAGGTCAGCGTGAATACCTGATCCCTGATGTGCTTCCGCACCCTTCCGTTGCCCTGATCTATGGCGCTGGTGGTGACGGCAAATCTATGTTTGCCTGGACCCTGGCAAAACACATCGCTGATGGCGCACCCTTTGTGGTCCGGGGGAAGCACGTTCCAGTCCAGAAAGGCCCTGTGCTGCTCCTGAATGGTGACCAGCCGCTCCTCCAGCTCAAAGAGCAGCTGGAAGAAGTTGATTACCCGTTGGACTCCAACACCAAGCTGCTTACCGATTGGTCGCTCCAGCGTTATGCCCAATTCATCAAGCTGGTGGAAAAGGTCCAGCCAAAGCTCGTTGTTATTGACTCGCTAATTGGCTGCTCTGGTGGTAGGGCATTTGATGAAAACAAAAGTGACTTTGCGACGCCGCTGTATTGGTTGACCAGGAATAACGGGGTGCTGTTTCCAGCGACAACCATCCTGATCATCCACCACGCCAACAAGCAGGGCGGTTTCCGTGGCACCTCTGCCATTCGGGATGCTGTGGATACCACACTTTCACTGCGTAAGCCCAGCAAGGAAGAAGTTGAAAAAGGTTCCGTTCCAGGGCACAGCCGAATCGTCACGATTGAAAAGTCGCGGTTTGGCCGTTCTGGTACGGCGCTCATCATGCGCCAGGAGGACGACCTGAGCTTCTCCGTGGCTGATTTCACCCCAGAGGTCGATGACAGCAATACATCGCCTTCCAGCGTCACTGACAAGGTGCTCCAGAGGCTTCGTGTTGGTCACCCCCGCGCCTTTTCCAATACAGACCTCAATTCCGATCCAGTGGTGGGTGGAAAAACGGCTGCTATCCAGAAGTCGCTCCAACGGCTTGTAAAGCGCGGCTTAATTGTTGAAGTTCCAGGGGTTGGTAGGTACGGAAAAAAGACGTACCAGGCTGTTCTCGCGTGTGGAGAGGTTGCATATGTGTGTCCACCCAAGAAGAAGCCTTCCAGTGGAACGGATCTCAGGGTGGACAGCACCTCAGAAAAAGAAGAAGTGTCCACCCTAGATTTAGGTGCGGATGCCGAGACTGGACACATTGCAGCTGATTTAGGGGGGTGTCCACCCTCAGAAGCCAGTGGTGGTGCGGGTTCTGCCCATACTGGACACTCAGGGCAATATCCCCGCGCGAAGGAGATGGACCGTACCAAGGAGGAATCAGACGCCCTGATGGACGCGGCCTGGAACAAGTGGTCCGACTGATCTAGGTTTGTCTGTGTAGTATGTGAGGGCGTTACCCGCCTTCACATGCTGCCGCAAGAAACCGAACTTAATTTCAAAGTGGGTAGGTACGCAGAAAGACTGCCCGTTGAAGTTTGCGTGACTTTTGCTGCTGCTGATAGTAATAAACGCCCGTTTATTGAAGGTACAATTATTAACCCTTCAGCACAAATATATGATCGTTTAAATAATGCGGCCACCAGTATGCGCTGCTACTGCAGCAGCGATATGTCTATCGAACAGCAACATGAAACCATCGCCAGTATTGAGCTTGGCGCTATTGTTAGGGTGCTTGCTCAGCAGCCCTCTACAAAGTACGACAACAAAGCGTTTGGTACGCTCATTAGTTCTTTTAACACTCTTAAGTCCGAAATTAAAAAGTTGCAGTTACTTAAGCCCGGACCAACACAAAAACAAACCTTTACCGTGAGCAACATGCCTTCTGATTTGGTGGAGCGTATGGATGCAAAATTAAATGATATAGATGTGAAAAGGACGTACTTTTTGAAGAAATTGATAAATAAATTCTTGGCTGGTGACTTTGACGACGACTTCGTGTAGGATCTCAGCGGTTCATTACCCTACTACTAATCAAGATCATGCCTACATTTGATGTGCCCGAAAAAGTGCTTGTTGCTTCCGAGAACATTCTGCTTAGGGATTTGCTGGAGTCGCCAACCTTTTGTTATTGGGCAATCAGTGCTATATCCAATGCTCTTCAGGCTGGACGGTGCAATTGCGAAGAACTGAACGAAGATGACGAATTTTTACAGTTCAAGGTGTCAAAAATGTTTAGTGCCATTCCTGTGGAAACAAAACGGGCTTGTTACAGGGAGACTGCAACGCAGGTAAACAACAACAAAAACGCCCGTGCTGAAACTGCACAACGTTTATCGCAGTGCAGGGTCATCGGGTAACCAGCCTTTTTTGACTAAACCTGCTACCACTTCTTGTTGCGTTAAGTAAAGGCGAAAGAACTTGCAGGCCAGCTCCTGCAGTTCTTTTGTGTCTTCGCAGCTTGAAACTTGACGGGCGTACCGTTCGTAGATAAATTCGCGGTTTGGGTCCACTGTAAAAAATGCTTACTACTACTACATTATGCTTAGTGATTGGCTCTTAATTCAGACTGGTGTTAAGTGCTGCGGTCCAATGCAAGAGTGGGCTACCATCACGTACTACGAACTCAAGGGGCCGACGCCTTATTTGGCGATTGTGCGGTATATGGCGTATGGAACGGACCTACTGCCAATCAGTGTTTATGAAGATTTGTATCACGACACGCCTGAAGACTTCTGCCGCTTGGAGCGGGACATAGACATTGCCCTTAATTCTGGTATCGATGCCAGCGTCCTGAGCACCTACGCACATGAATTTTTTCCTGGCATCACGGCACACCTCACATAATGTGCTACTGTAAGCAAGTCGTTCGGAGCCCAACCATGGCCCACGCCCAGCTAATTAGCTACAGCTACACCAAAGGTTCAGACCTTCTGCATGTCCAAGCCATTGTGGATGACGCTGTGCAGGTCTTACCTGCAACACATCTAGAGCCACCTGAGTTTGACTCTGCCCACTGTGAAGCAGTCATTCTCTGGGACGAACCACTAGATCACAAAAACGCGCCAACGAAGGAACAGGTGCTACGCATGTTGCCCTGGATCACCGATTGGTGCGTTACTCCCCCAATTACTTTTGACGATGACTAGGTTCTGTACGGCTGAGGGCCGTACACATAATTGGCTTACCACATTTGTCGAGCAAAAGTATTTCAACCTTGAGAACCATGACTGACCGATTCAATCACCCACTAACTGACGCAATATGCGACCAAATTCAAGACTCAGCCCACCCCTGTGACCCTGACAACATGCGAGCTGCTTACGATTTAGGCCGTGATGCCCAGTTGGAGCAGGTGATTGAGTGGATGGAAGCAAACCTAATGAATCATGACTTTTACAAAGGTTATGCTTATCTCTGCGATAATTTTCCAAATGTTTACATTAAAGAGTACGAACTTCTGGAAGACCTTCGAGAAGCAATGCGCCCCACCACCACCACCACACAGGAGGACAACTGATGACTGAACAACAACAACACCCCATCACCTCACCGCCGGGACTGGCAATGCGCTTTCGCGGTGTACCACTGGTCACTCCGCCGGATTGTGTGGACCCGCTGTCTTGGATTGCTGAGCGTACCTATCAAATGGGCGCAGACCAGGAGCTGGATGCGTGTTGTGAGGAAATGGAAAGCCTCCCCCTGCTGGAGGGCTCCGGTCCGTTGGGTATTCCGTTTGGAGAAATGGCATCCAATGCACTCCGCGCCGTCCGCCGCCCCGAGCCGCCTCCGCGCCCAACAAAACCACAGGCGGACAACTGATGAAAATGACTATTCCATTGCTATTGCCGCCATTGCTCATTACGGTGGCAATTTCGGTGTGGTGGATCCCACAACAATGGCAAGCATGTGGTCGTCTTCATGACGACATTCTTGCACAAGTCATCTGCACAGTGTTCGAACACAAAGTTTTTTGAAATGACTGAACACCCACTAACTGATGAAATCTGCGAAAAACTTGCAGACACTGAAGATCGTCCATTCACTGATATTGAGATGGATAACATGCGTGCCGCTGCCGATTGGCAGTTGGAGCAGGTGATTGAGTGGGTGTCAAAGTTTGGATTGTATCTCTTTAAACACCCTTGGCATAAAGATGAGGTTATTAGAGAACTCAAAAAAGCAATGCGCCCCACCACCATCACCACCACACATGAGGACAACAATGACTGACCAACACCCCCCGAAGCCACCGAGCCTGAAGGAGTTGGCTCTGGAAGACCTTGAAGTCTTAATTACTGATCTCGCCAATCACGGCATGGGGTTCAAGGCGGGGAACATCCGTCGCGCACTGGAGGCACTTCCTGATGACTGACCAACACCCACTGACTGACTCTTTCCTTCAAAGTTACTACAAATACGGCGATGGTCCTTACGATGAGGATCAAATGCGTGATGTTGCTGATCGGCAGTTAGAGCAGGTGATTAAGTGGTTGAATTACAATCTAAGCTCCAACTTGTACTTGGAGCCGGTTGGATATAGCGGCTCAGTGTTAGACGTTGATTACGTTATTGAAGACCTTCGAGAAGCAATGCGCCCAGAAACAACCCAAGAGGAAAACTAATGCTTACTAGAAACTTTGAACGGCTTAAATCCGAAGTAGCAGATCACGTTAAAGCTGATCGCGTTGTGCAAGGCTCCTACGAAACCTGTTTTATTGGTTGTCTCGCCAACGGCCACGACGACACTGAATTTATCCAGAACCAATATGGCATCCCGTTTATGGTCACCCGGATTGCCGAATCGATCTTTGAAGGGTTACCTGCAGATGAAGCGATTCGGTTCTTTGCTGCAATTCCTCAGGCTATTGGCTCTAACAACAAAGATCTGACCTTCGTCGGCTGGAAGTTCCTTGCCGAAGAACTGCGAGCGTTGCCGCCCGTATCTGATGATACTCAAGCCGTTATTAACTCAGTCATTAAGGGGATGGATTTGTTGGCAGAAGGCAAGGAGTGGACTGACGCCGCCCGCGCTGCCTCCGATGTCTCCGCCGCCGCCACCCGCGCAGCCGTCGTCGATGCCACCTACGCCACCTACGCCGCCACCCGCGCCGCCACCTACGCCGCCACCGCAACCTACGCCACCGCCGTAACCGCCGCAGCCGCCGTCGATGCCACCTATGACGCCGTAGTTGCCGCCCGCCTCCGTCAGCGCGACACTCTGCTGAGGCTGATTTCTGAAGCTCCCATTACACAGGAGGACTCATGATGACTGATTCTGTCAACTTTCCCGCGCACTACCAAAGCGCAAACGGCGTCGAATGTATTGAGGCAATCAAAGCCGCAATGACATTCGATGAGTTTATCGGCTATCTGCGCGGCAATTGCATCAAGTACCTCTGGCGGTATCGCCAGAAAAATGGTGCTGAAGACCTTCGCAAAGCCAGATGGTACTTATGCCGCTTGATTTTGGAATTTGAAACCAGTCCTTATGATGATCCTCTTGCATGAATTGCCCAGACTGCAATCGGTCACCACAAAAAGGTGACCGCTGGGTCACCCAAACTAAACCTCGTTTTGAAGCAAGCGTGGTTAGAGGCCGCAAATGCCCGGCCTGTGGTTACAAATGGTTTACAGCTGAAGTCCCAATTGTCTGCGACCTTGACTCCAATGATAGGGTTGCAGAGCTAGAGGTAATCATCAAAAACCTCTTGCAAACCTCTTACGAAACTTTTCCTCTTTAATTATGTCTACACACCCATTTGATACCAGCAGCTTTGCAGGCGTAAAACTCAAGCACGTTCCAAGCTACGCACAGAGTGAAGCCGCAGATTACAATCTTCGGGTTGCGGCCTGGTTCGATAACTACGCTGTGAACGCTGCTCAAGTTGATCGCGCTATGGCCGACGAAGACAAGCTCTGGAAAATGCGTAGCGCAGAAGGCTGGGAAGCTGACGAAGGTGGCTGGTATACACCCACCGGCATCAGTGAGCATGACTGGGAACACGACTACGGAAACCCTTTCCCTGAAGAACCCGTCTGGGAAAACTACAAGGCGCTAAAGCGTTGCACAGCTGGCTGGCGTATAGACGACACCGGCTGGTACAGTCCTGACGGCCAACACGAGTCCGAATGGACAGGCCCACTTCCTGAATACACGCTTCTTTGAAGACCACCCATGTCTGACTACAACTTGTTTTTCGGTGTCGAGCACCTGCATAGGATCTCGACATCAATTTCTATCGCCTTTGACACGGAAACGCTCCAGCTGCAGCCCGAAGTGGGCAAACTTCGTTTAATCCAGCTGGGTTGCGAAGTCAGTAAAACCATTGTCATCATTGATTGCTTTGAACTAGATGAAGATGGCTGGCAAAAGCTTCGTCTGTTCTTTACCAACGGTGAGCGTTACTGGCTAGCCCACAACGCCGTGTTTGACCTTGGCTGGCTCCAAGAACATGGCATCTATGTGCGTGGACGAATCGGCTGCACAATGCTTGCCAGTAAGCTCCACCACAATGGAACGCCTAACCTCAGGCACGGGCTGGCGCATGTTGCTAAACGTGTCCTGAAAATTGAACTCGACAAGGAACAGCAGCGGTCTGATTGGAGCGCTCCAGTCTTAAGTCGAGACCAGTTGGTCTACGCCGCTAAAGATGTTGAAGTGCTACTGCAACTTGACTATCCACTTACAGTAGCGTTGCAAAATGCACGGCTTTCTGAAGCTTACGCATTAGAGTGCAGAGCACTTCCCGCTATGGCCCAGATGTGGCGTACCGGGCTTCCTTGGAACCGTACCAATCTTGAGCAGCTTTGTAATGATTACCAGCACGACATTGATGCGCTCGGTAGAGACTTTTTACGGGAACTTGATAATGCGCTTCCGGCGGAACACAAGCTTCCAAGAGAAGCAGCAAATACTCAAAGACTTTCAAAGCTCCGAGACCTTGTCACGCAAATGGGGCACGAAGACTCAGACTACGAGAAGTGGTACGCTGAAATTGAACAGATTGAAACGGCGCCGAAAGCGTTTAACCTCAGGCCAAAAGCTACGGGTGATGCTCGCCGTGGGACCAAGCTAGAGGCAGGCTTCAACTTAAGTAGTCCCAAGCAATTGCTGGAAAAGTTCACAGCACTCCTGGGGACAGTGCCGAAGGACAATAAGACGGGTAAACCTAGTGCTAGTAAAGCAGCACTCCAAGATTACGCTGCGGATCACCATGTCATACAGACCTATTTGGCGTGGAAGAAAAGTGAAAAGCGCCGTCAAATGGCTGAAGGGATGCTTGAAAAGATGGACCCGGATGGCTTTGTACGTGCCAGCTAC